TTTTCGGGTGCCCATTTTACTGCTAAACGAACAGCCATACCCGCCGCCATAGCATCAAACCAACGTTGAGGAACATCTAGAGTATTGGTGGGATTTCCTGGGTCTTGCGTGAAGTTCATAGTGTAACAATACAACGTATAAGCCGAGCTATCTGGCGTAGGCCACAAATACATTGTAGGCGTAATGGTGCGCTCAAAATAATATTGCGTTGGCGAAGATTGTTGTTGTTTGTTTGGTATGCCAGCATAATCAGCGCGGCTAATAGCAGAAAGCATAATATCAGTGTTAATTCCGCCACTGGTGGTGCGCCTGTAAACTTGAAAAACTTCTACGTTTTTTGAGTTTAATGTGATGCTTTGTTGCCCTTGGGTTAAAGCAGAATTATTAAGAGATACTTCCCAAAGATTAACGCCCTTATTAGCCCATTCGGCACACAGATAGCTAAGGCTGCGAATGGCACTTTGAACGTCGTTAGCAGACAAATCTGAAGCCTGACGCCCTATACGTTCGTAAGCTTCAACGATTACGCTATCAAGTTCAGTATTAACGCCAAAATCATATGTTCCAGTAAGGGTCATTTAACACGCCCATCTTTTTCTAGCGGCTTTGCCTCGTTCGCCAGTCCAGCTTTGCGACCTAGCGCAAAAACTTTTTTTACGGCCAGCATCAGCCTTGCTCTTAGGGTTCGGCGCAGGGGGCTTTAAATTGCTCCCTGTGCGCCGATTGATTGAAGCCCTACCCTTAGCGGTCAAACCAGCGCCCTTAGCTACAGACAACTTGTAGCCGCCTGAAACCGTCATCCCGCGCATTTGGTCTTTCTTGCCACGGGCCATCAGGGTTAGTAACCCGATTGGTTAAAGTTGACGTTCATTGTGCCAGTAGCTGTAGTGCTGGCAAGAAAGATGGCGCGATAAGCTGTGGCATTTTCGTTATAAGTAAGGTTCGTGGAAGTTCCAACTGAACTCAACCCCGTAGCCGCAGTCACCGTTGGAGTTGTGGTCGTAGAGATCGGATCAAAGGTGTGTTGAATTGAAACTAAAGAAGTTGTGGCTGTATTCATAGTAATCGCTACGGACGTAATCACTGGATTCTGATAATTATCAATCACAACCCAGCGACTGGTGCCGGTAATCCCGACACCAGCCGTGAATGCGCTAGTTGCAATAGTCCCAACTGAAATTGCTGTTACTTTGAAGAACTCGGCCACAGTAGTGGCCGTACCGTTATTTGGCCCAGTAAGCGTTGTAGATACAGCATACCCAGACGTATCAATACCCGAGATTGTAAAGGTCGATGAGCTAATATTTCCCGTTGATGTAAGCGTAATCGACCGCTGAATACCTGGCGCTACAGTTACCGCAAAAGGCGTTACACCAGCGTTAAAATTAGACAACGATCCATTAAGAACAAGGGACTGATCTGTGGCCGTAGTCGTCTGCGTAGCACAAACGCTGTTAACCGTTTGTGTGGGGAAACTGAATATTACTGGGCGCATTTGCTACTCCAATAGAAGAAGGGTCATGGCCATTTCTTAATGGGAGTGGCCCTCCCAACATAGCATCATACATAGCATGTTCTCCGCCAACACCCATAGCTGGCTGCGGAGCCGCAATTGGCTGAATAACTGAAGGACTAGCTACTTGTATTACTTGAAACTGAGCAGCTAGTTTAGGCGGATTCTTAATGCGCTCTTCATGAGCTAAAATCTGTTGAGCAGTCATTATTTTTCCACCCATGCCAGGGGGATGGTTGGGGTCAACAAACCAGCCGTAAGGCTGCTGGCGGTTGTACATATCCATCAGTGTTGAGTTCTGGGCAACGGCAAAACGAACACCGCGCTGAGTACCAATACCCATATAGAACTCGCAACATGCACGGCCAGATTCAGCCAAATGCACATCAGGATATGAGAAATCGCATCCAAACAGGCCAATTTCGTTAAACCCATCGGCCAAAGCCAGCGCGATAGCATACGAAACGCTGGTGTTGTAATAGGTGATTCCGCCAAACGAAGCCATAACCCGAGCAAACGGGTAAACGACATGGTTAGGATAACGCGGGTGCGGCCACGACGTATAGAACGGGGTGTTGTCCTTCAGCGCGTATTCGCACATATCACGGACAACGGGGTGGCCCAAATAGGGGTGAACGGGGTCAACGTGAATAATACGGTCGCAACGAATTTGTGCGCCCATATAGTTAATGCACCACGTTTCCGCGTTTTGCAGGATTTCAGGGCGCGTTTCCATAAGCTGCGCCTGGAAGAAGTCGGAACGGCTTGAACCCATAGCAATAATGTTGACCGCCTTACGAGTCGGGGCGTGCATGATCGCTGTAGGTGCTGCTTGAGCTAAATGAGATTCTGTCACGGGTTACTTCCTTGCCTAGTTTGCCGTCAATAATAAACGCCGGGGCATGACGGCCATACCCCGGCGATTTACATTTAACCAGAATATGGCGTTACGCCATACGTATTTTCTTTGGTATCGCTGCCAGCCAAAGTCCCATCGTTTGGAGTGACAAACTGGAAGGTGACGTACCTGGAGCCGTTGGCTAGAACAGCCGTAGCCAATGCAACCGTTCCACGAACATCAGCGGTGGTCGCCGTGGCAACGCCCGTAGCAGCAAAACCACCGGTGTAAGTCGGAGCAATCGACGCCGTTCCACCGTTAATATAAGCCCCAAGAGCTTCGCCCACGTTTTGAAGGCGATAAGGCAAGCCGTAGGTATCCGAAGTACCAATCGCCAACAGGCCAGTGGCCGCGCCATTAGCCGAGGCCGTGGTGACGGTCTTAAAGGCCGAAAGCGTAGTAACAACAGAACCAGAATTGCCAAAGGTATTTCCGGTCGGGCCAAGCACAGATGCAGTAAGCGGCGCACCATACGCATCCGTACCCTGGATGGTAAATGTCGTCGTTGACATGTTGCTAGAAGCCGTAATGGACACGCAACGCGGAACGTCAAAGGTAGCAACGCCGCTGCTGACCAAAGCGCCCGTGCCGGTCAGCGTACCCGCAATGGCAGACGACGCATAGAACACGCCGCTGGCCAAAGAAGTGGACGCTGTACCAACTTGGTAAACGTAAGTCTGAGTCAGTGGGACGCCATAAATTTCGTCCTCCGCATACCCAGCAGAAGGGACGGAATTGCGGTTATAGGCCGCACGCCCCATTTTAACACTGTCAAAAAAAGTTGTCATAATGACGCCTCACTGTTTTGTTGTGAAAAGGGCCACCGCACCATTTTGCGGCACGATGACCCTGTTCTCTATTTAACCTTCGGGGTTATCAGGTAGCGCCCGAGCTGCCAAACGAACCACGCGGGTTAGACCAACCGAACGAATAACGCTCGATAGCTTTGGCCAACAAATTGTCACTGGTAAAATCAGTGAAAACGTCAGTTTCCAAAGCTTCACGAACGTAATGTTTCAAACCATTGGGTGCGTCAGTCATGAGGAACCAGCCATTGGTATCGGTCAAGAAGTGGTTGACGCGATAGCCCTGTGGCACGGCACCAATGTTGTAGATTGCATTGATGTCGTTGTTGGCAGTACCCGTGCGGAATTGAGAATGCAGGATACGGTCAGCCGTGAACTGAAGCTGCGACGGAACAATCAGTTTGGTTGGCTTCGTCATCGTGATGAGGCCAGCTTGATCGCGGAACTGCGAGATAGTTACGATAGCGTCTTGCAGCGACGATTCGTTCAAGTCCACCTGCACGCTTGGCGTATTGGCGAACGTGCCGGTATCAATCGGGTGCGCGGTCGAGAAGAGAGGCTGACCATCGCCACCTGGGTACGAGGAAGAGAAGCCGTTGTTCAAGACTGACGCGCCGTTGACTTCTTTGCTTTGCAGCATTGAATTACGGAGAGACTGCGCTTGAAGTGGGAACTGCGACTCATACAAGTTATCTTTCATCGCCTGACGGGTGATGATGAAACCAACGCTAGTGTAGCGGTGGTAGTAGGTCGAGATAACGCGCTGTCCCATATCTTGGAACTGCGTTGGCGCTCCTTCACCTTTGATCGAGGCGAGGCCAAGCAGTTTCATTTCAACTTCGATTTCAACTGCTTTATCTGAAGTTTGGGTTGTAAAGATTTCCGTGTATTCAGCAGGATACATTGGATAATCACCAAAAACTTCCGCCAAACCTGGGCGGAGAAGTTGTTGGATCGAACTGGTATTAATAGTCATATGTTTGCTCCTAGGCCAAAAGCGTTACGGGACTAAATAACATGCCCCGGTGTTCCAGCAGAACGCTGGCCATTGTTGATTTGAACAATCCAGTTAGCAAATGCGCCAACAGCATTACCAACGCGAGGATCAATAGAAGTTACCCGCATGTTAAGGCCAGAAGCTGAGCTTGCAGTTGAATTGTTAAGCGTAACGGCTGAAATGCCCGTTCGGGTGCTGCCAGCCGTGTACAGGAAATTGGCGTTCAGTCCAGGGGCCGAAGCGGCCAGAGGAGTGCCAGAAGCGCCTGTACCATCACCTTCAGTGACTGTGTATTGCGCCATCGGATCATCAATGACCATCGCTACCGGGACGTTACCCGAAAGGAAAGCCGTTGCGCCGCTGAAGTAGTTGACAAATTGCCAGACACCTGAAGAGTCTTGATATTTGCAACCTTGGAAAACACCAGTAATTGCTGAACCGGCGACGCCACGAATAATGACACCAGCGGTAGAAAGAGCTACTGGATCGCCTTGGAAGATCGTCTGACCGCCCGTAGCGGGGAGGTTGTATTGGTTGGTGATACCGCTGAAGGTAACACCGTTTCCGCTGTTAAGCGGCTGGAGGCCGAAGCCACCACTTGCGCCGTAAGCCATGTTATATACTCCGTTCAGATGCGCCACAATTGACGCGAAAACCTAGGGTTTACTGATTACCACTGCCTGTGGTCGGAGCGGATAACGTAACCGCCGTCGATAACGGGCTTTTTGCCCGACCAGATAACGTAACTGGCGTCGATAACCCGCTATTGCGGGAGCTATAAGAAGAATTACATTACCATAAATTGAGCTGGATGTAAGCCTATAAATGGTGGGGTGGCCAGGATGGCCTTTATCACACACTCCGGCAAGGGAAAGGTGTGGTCAAGGCTTTTAACCCTGACCACCCCGTAATTTACTCTTTAAACTCTGCTTTATGGCCAAATTCAGTTTTAGATTCATCAAATCGTGGCATCGTTTGAGCAAATGGGTTGGACCCAGCAGATTGCGTCCACTGCGTACCCTCCATTTGCTGCCTTGCTCTTCGCTCAAGAGTAGCTTTATCACGGTTTACATCAGCGGTTGGTTTTTCGCAAAGAACTAAACCACCCTCATCAATGTGTGCGCTGTCGTCTGACCCAAAACCAATATTTGGCACGGGCGGAAACAACTCAGGATGCCGGTCACGAGGTACAGGATTCCAACCTGCCCTATATTTGCGGTTCCAGTTGTCTTTATTTTGCGTTCCAGCGTTATCAAACGTAATTGCAACCCAAGCATAGGTCATGTTTTTAGGAATAACTTCTTTTGGAATATAAAACCGAGACTGGTGAGTAGTCCTCATAGCAGAACGACTGGTTGCAGCACGAGTGGTGCTCTCACGAGTTTCAGAATTGCGTGGTTTACGGCCCATAATCAAATCTCCTATTAAGTGTTGTTTTTGCTCATAAGACGACGAGCATAGCTGACTTTAGCATCAGAAAAAGACATTGGCTTAAACTGCTGGGGGTGACCTTGTGGGTATTTTGGGCCTCCACCATTATCAAACATCTTCTTAACAAATCGAACCTGATCGCCAGTTAATTTAAATTTACTCGACGAACTTGTTGCTTGACCACCAGACGACATTGAACGGCTGGGCGCAGCAACGGGAGATGATCTTTTTGATTGCTGCCTAGGCTGTTCCTGTTCTTGTTCTTCTTCACCAAAGTAATCAGGAAACTTTTGAGACATATGCTCTTCAACGGCCTGAAAATACTCAGGTGAAGCAACCTTGTAGTCTACCCGGCCATTCGTAATGTCGCGTTCAAGGCTGGTAGCAAACAAAGTAGCCTCAATATGCATACGGTCGTCGTAATCAGGGTTTTGAACAGGTCTTCCAGATCGGTCAAAGACAACATCGCCATTTCTATCGCGTTCAACTGCGTCAAAATAGCGGTTTTCCATGACCCAGCCTTTAACTTCGGGCGGAAGTTCAGGAATTTGCAGCTTTTGTTGCTGCTGCTGTGCCTGTTGCTGCCGAGGCTGCTCGGTTGGCTTGTTCTTCTCAGACTTTTTCCAAGCCTCAACGTCATCCATTGTTGATTTGGTAGAGGCCAGCCGTTCTGCCGCTTCTGTAATTTTGCCGGGGTCTCCGCTTTCAATGGCAGACAGGTGAAAAGAACGCGCTTCGCGCAAGTCAGACTCAGCTTTAGCAGCGTAACTATGCATTGCTACGTTAGAAGCTTCATTAGCTTTGTTTTCTAATTCAACAGCGCGTTGACGTTCACGCTCAAGTTCATTTTGAAGTTGTTGAGCGTAATTACGAGCTTCATCACGCTCATGAGTTAACGTTGCATAACGTTTTGGGCCACGGCGTTTAAACGTCTTTTTTGTGTCTTCAGTCTCTTCAGGAGCTTCAGCAGCTTCAACTTCGCCACCCTCCGAAAGCTCAATCTCTTCATCATTAAACTCCTCTTCACCCGTTAAGTTTTGAGTAACTTTCGGCTCGGGAATAGAGTCTTGACCAGTGCCTTGACCATCTGGAGCATAAAAAATAGTTGGTAAAATTTTCATGTTTCTTGCCTATATTTTTGGAGGAACATAAACAGAAGAAAGATCGGCTGGGTCTTCTACCGTTCCAATAATTTTGTCGTCTGGCAAAACACCAATTGCCACACCGCGCCAGTTTGTTAGCCATGTAGAAGCACGAGGAATGGCAACCCAGTCACCAATGCGGCAAGTTGGGCCATCAGCCCATGGCTCGCCAGTGTCTCGGTTTTTAAAACACCCAGGTCCAATAGCAACAACAAGCGCACAGCACGATTCAAGTGCGTCTTGTTTCTGCATTACTGGAGGCGTCCAAAGAGTTTTCTTTGAACCATCGGGCATGTCAATAATCGACAACTCGTCTGATCTGACATAAATTTTAACCGCAATATAATATCCGGCTGGACGAAATCCGAACTCTTTCCCGGTAAGTTCAACAAATTGCTTATTAATTATAGTGAGTGATTCTTTAACTTCGTGTTCTTCCACATATGGAAGTGATTTTAAATTAGCCATAATTTATCCTTGCCTTTTGGTTAATGTCGTCAACAGGTTCTTCTGGATTTGTTAATTTTTTGTACTCTTCCTCAACGACCAACATAAGCATGTTGATCGCATCTATAGTTGCGTTCGTATCTATTGCAAAAAAAGCAATTTCTTCAGCCGTAGCTGCGGGGACTGCCGCGCCTTCAATAACCATCGGGGCGCGGGGCTTGCATCTTCGGAGTGCGTTTATTTTATCTTCCCGAATTTCCCTTAGCCTTGCCGTGACCTTCCTTGCCAGCAGGTCTGCACTCATTTTTTCTTCACTTTCTCCGGCAAGCCAGATAACGACTTA